CGGTTCGGGCGACTTCGGCCACGGCTGCGAGAAGCGGAGGCATAGGATTCAGACGAAGAAGCCAAGGCGGTAAACGAGCGGGCATATAAAACCTCCGGTTGTGCCTTACGCAAAGTTATAGGCAAAAAAAAACCGTTGAAAGGGTTTCACCCCCTTCAACGGTTTTTTAGCACCGTGCCCCATTCAAGGGACAATCACAATCACGCGCGGGTGATCGTGAGGCGGGACAGACCCTTGGGGTTGTACGCGCCGATGCCGAGGTTCTCGAACACGGAGAAGCCGATGGTGCGGGCCTTCGGATCGTCAGCGGAGAGGACCGTCAGCTCGGTACGGACGGGGATGCGACCGAACATCTCGGGCTCGCACGTCGCGTACACGGTGCCGACCGGAACAAGACGGCTGACGATAACCTGCGCGCCCCAAAGCGTAGCCATAAGGCCCGTCTTGAGGAGGTCACGCTGGCTCTCGATGTCGAGAATGTCACGACCGAACTTACGGAGGTCCGTGTAGTCCTGCGCGTTCATGAACACGCGGGCAACGCGGAGGTCGTGACGCTCGATCAGACCGTAGGCGTCGGCGAGAACCGCGCCGCTGATCGGGGCGACAACCGGAATGTCCGGGTTGATGCCGCCAGCGACGGAGTCAAAGCCCGACGTGGCAATCGCGTCGAGAACCGAGAAAACGCGCTCGTCTTCCGCAGCCTGAATCTGGGCGCGGGCGAGGTCCTGAGCGCGCTCAATGAGGTCGTAACGACGCTCCTTGATCTGCGTCAGGGGGATCTCGGGGTTCGACGCAATCTCGAACAGGGGGAAGATGACACGGCGCGGCTTGGTGATGGCGACGATGTTCTCGCCTTCCTCACCAACCACGAACGCCGTCACGTCCGGGTCCTTGTCGTAGATCGGAAGCGCGCCGTCCGGCAACTGCTCGACGAGGAAGGTCTTACGACCGACCGCCATATAGTCGCGGCGAAGACGGAGCGGCTGAGTCATGGAGGCAGCGAGCTTCGCACGACCCGTCGGGGTCGAGATGTACTCGCTGATGAGCTTCTGCTTGACGCTGTTGTCGATAGACATTTTGGTTAGCCCTTCCTATCAGATTCGCTGGTCGTAGACGATCTCGGGCTGAACCGAGTCGGCGGGCATCTTGAGAATACCGAAGAGCGTGGCATTGGCCTGCTCAAGACGGTTATTGTTGGCGTCGACGTTCGTCAGGTAACCATTCTGCGAAGCGAAGAGACGATCACCCGTCGTGTAGTTGAGGTCCGCGCTCGAGTCGATATTCTGCGTCTCATAAAGGCTATTGCCGTAGGTGCCCATACCGGACACATACGGGCCAATGCCCGACGCAGGCCCAGGGGTGTTCTCGTAGGGACGGCCCACGGCGTTGTTGATGAACACACCGAGGGGACGGACACCAGCGACGCCCACGGCGGTAGGACCACCAACGTAGTTGGGGCCAATGTCACCACGGGTGAACGCCACCGAACCACCGAGCACGCCGAGAACCGCCGTGTTCATGCCAGCCGACTGCGAAATCGTACCAGCGCCAGTTACCTGAGGAGGATTGGTCTGCGTGAAAGCATCGTCCGTCAGGATGCCGACGGTATTGCGAATACCGACGTGCAGAATCCGGAGGGCCGAAGAGCTCTCGGTCCAATCCCCACTCGCCTGTCCAAGCAGAGGCATAATGTCTCCTGTCTCTCTGCTCCCTGTTACTAGGGAGGGGTGTTGAAAAAGCCGCAAAAAACGGCTGCTATCCATAAGCCGATAGCAATAAACAATCTAACGAAACAAAAAAGCCGAATGGCATTGAACCATTCGGCTTTCCGAAAACTCAGGTCTGCTTCAGGACGGTTCAGAAATACTTGGAAACGTCCGGCGCGGAATCCCACAGCTTCGAGAGGTCGTTGGAAGCCGAAGCCTCCTTCGTCACGCCACCGCCAAGACGGGTCACGCCATTGGCGGGCTTGCGGGGCTGCGGACGGAACGAAGCCTTCTTCTCGGCCTTGGGAGCCTCGGGAGCCTCGTCCTCTTCCTCGGGCTTATCTTCAGCGGCCTTCTTGCCGCCAAAGAGTTTCGCCATCAGGAAACGCTCGTCGGGCGTCATTTCGACGTCGACAACGCCCATCGGGTCCTCGGAAAAGTCGCCGCCGAAATCGTCACCGAGCATCGACTCAAGAACCTCGTCCTCAGACTCGGCCATTTCGTCGGCTTCGGCTTCGGGCATCATGCCTTCTTCGGCCATCATGGACTCAAGAAGGTCCTGCTCGTACTCACCCCAAGCGGCCTTTTTCTTGGACTCGGCCTTGGGAGCCACGGGAGCCTCGTCCTCGGCCTCAACCTCTTCCTCGGCCTTGGCTACAAGGCGGCGAAGGTTCGCAAGACGAGCCTTGGCAGAAGCCTTCTTCTTGGACTCGGCCTTGGGAGCCTCGTCCTCGGCTTCTTCCTCGGGCTTATCTTCAGCGGCCTTCTTCTTAGACTCAGCCTTGGGAGCCTCGTCCTCGGCCTCTTCCTCGCCGTCGGCCTCTGCCGCAAGGCGGCGAAGGCGAGCGAGGCGGGACTTCACGGAAGCCTTCTTCTTGGACTCGGGGGCTTCCTCTTCCTCGGCTTCCTCAACCTCTTCCTCATCACCAGCGCGACGGGAAAGGCGAGCATACTTGCCCATGTGCTCGGCCTTGAGCATGGACTCAAGCATCATTTCTTCGTCCATGAACTCAGGCTCGTCCATCAACTCTTCTTCGGCGAGCATTTCTTCAAGGAGAAGTTCCTCGTCCTCATACTCACCGCAAGCCTCACACTCAGCCGCAAGACGGCGAAGGCGCGCAAGGCGAGAAGCCTTCTTCTTGGACTCGGCCTTGGGAGCCTCGTCCTCGGCTTCTTCCTCGGCCTCTTCCTCACCATCGGCCTCTGCCGCAAGGCGGCGAAGGCGAGCGATGCGGGCATTCACGGAAGCCTTCTTCTTGGACTCAGGGGCTTCCTCAACCTCTTCCTCTTCCTCGATCTCTTCTTCGGCGAGGCGGGAAAGGGTCGCGGTGATCGCGCGGTTATCGAGGTCCATCAGCACAAGGGCTTGATCCTCGATCTGGCGAACGGAAGCCTTCTTGCCAAGCATAACGGACGCGATGCGAATGCACTTCGCGGCCTTGCGCTCAAGCGTTGCCTGCTTGTTGTAAGCGGGCGACGCCGGACCCTCATCGGGATAGGCGGGGTGCGCGCCTTGGGCATAAGGACCCTTGCGGGGGTCCTCGGCCCAAGAGGACGGATCACCGTTCTCGTAGGCATCAGCCTCGGGATCAGCACCCGGATAGGCGGGGGAAGCGGGACCCTCGTCGGGGTAGGCGGGATGGGCCGAAGCCTTACGGCCCCAAGTCATTCTCTGGCGCATCTTTACTCTCCTGCGCTAATGCGTGCCCGTCGAGCGAGCAAGGAGCCGATCCGAATGATCGCTCGGACTTCGGCGGTTGTAAGATTTCGACCCGCTTTTTTACGGCAGGCCGCGAGAAACGATTGAGAACTTGCGTACTTGTTCATCGAACCGACGTGATACGCCGCCCAATAAACATCGTTACGCAACTTTACCCCGAAAAGTCTGTTTACCGTGACGATGCCGGACACTAAGTCGGCTTGACTAGAAGCGGTACGAACCAAACGGCCCATAGCGTTTATATAGTTCAAACGACTAGCGGCCATCTTCATCACGTTTTCGTTAGTCGAAGCAGAACCACCCTCGGCAGGCGGCAAAGCCTGAGAGGGCTGATTCTTCTTCGTCAACGAATCTTCCACACGCTTCACGACGCGGTCGCGCAAAGCCGTGTAGAGTTTTTCTTCAGCCTCTTCTAGCGGGTCTTTTTCTTCGGCGGGTGCGGCGGCGGCATCACCACCGCCTTCGTCACCACCGCCTACGTCGCCCAAATCAAAGGCGTGGTGAACCGAAGCGGCTTTCTTCGTGCCCACCGAATCCCATTGGGGAGGGGGAGAAGAAAGGACTTCCTGCGCCTTCTTGCCAATCGCGTCCACAGGATTCAGGATGTTCCGCATTACCGCGCCGGGGAAAGCGGGGACCGCCACCCAAGACGCCTCGATGAAACGAACGCCACCCGTCTCATTCATGGACTTGTGACCGCAAATCTCGGCCACTCGACGGCGATTGCCGTAGTCGTCCATGAAGTAGTTACCCTTCTCGTACTTCACGCAATCGCAAAGCTGCGTCTCGTCCACGCCGACGTTGCCACATTTCGTGCATTGGGTCGCATCGCAAATGCAGCCCATCGAAAGGGTCGTCAGCGTGCCGTTCTCGATCTGTTGAACGAGGTCGGCGTGCTTACGGTCGGTAGCAACCAGAATGTCGACGTAAATCGAATCGCCAATATCGCGGGCCACAGCGTCGATGACGCGGCCCTTCGACTGCTCTTCGATTTGAACGTGCTCAAGGTAGTTCTGAGCACCAACGAACGTCCGATATGATTTCAACAGCACGTCGCGGGGAAACGCATCGTGGTTATTGTTGATGAACTGATCGGTATTCGCCGTGACTAAGAACTCGGGCCAACGCAAGTCAACGGTCTTGGACCCGACCTTGATCTTGCCCGTCTTGACGCCAGGAACAGGCTTGACGTCAACCGAAGCGACAATCGTGCAATGGCTGACGAGATAACGGGCAGGGTCCAACGGACCACCCAAAATCTCGTGGGCCTGCGCCGACACGCTTTTCGCAGGGGTCACCGAAGCGGTCTTACGCAGCCCACTCCAAGTAGCGGGGCTGACGCTCGGGTGGACGACAACGGCGCGTGCGGTTTTCAGGAACGCCATATCACTCGCCCCACTTCCAATGATTCGGAATGTCCTCAAACCGAATCAGGAACATGCACGTCGGGCAACCAAGCAAATGCTCGCTTGCACCCTCGGCGCGAGTGAACGTCGTCTTACGCATGTGAGAATCAGGACAGCGGGGGCAGAGTACGGACTTCTGCTCGCACTCGGATCGCGTTGCCCGATACTTGCGGTCCTTATCGGCCCAATAAAGGGCCACGACCCGCCTCGCACTCGCGGTCTTGGCAACCGCAGAATTCGTGAAGGGCGGGGCAACGTCGGGGTCCGATTGGATCATCAAGACTTCCACGGGGACGCGCTTGTTGCCAATCGGGAACTCAACGTCGACCATGCCGATAGCCGGATACACCGCCGTAATACGACCGGACTGCGAGTTCAAAAGGCCATAAGGAACAACGACGTCCCCGATAGCGAACTCGTGCGCTCGGGTCTGGTAGTTTACGTTGTTTTCGGCCTTTTTACGCACGGTCGATTACTCTTCCGTCAACCAGCGGTGCTTGACCACAGGCTTGCGGTTACTTGCCTTCTTCGCATTAGGCGCGAAATACGGCTTCGCGCCGAGTTCGCCCGCCTGCTGCGCGCCACGCAGTTCTTCGAACCGCTCCTGCGTGAAATGGTCGTCCATCCACGGCTCGTCGCTATCCAACTGCTCAAGCGGGCCGGAAACTTCTTCGCCAATCGTCGAAGCATCGAAACCCGCGCGACGGGCAAAAGAAGCCTTCTTCTTGGACTCGGGGGCTTCCTCGTCCTCGGCCTCTTCCTCACCATCGGCCTCTGCCGCAAGGCGGCGAAGGCGAGCGATGCGGGCATTCACGGAAGCCTTCTTCTTGGACTCGGGAGCCTCGTCCTCGGCCTCTTCCTCGTCGTCATGCTCGGAAGCCTGACGGGGGAAGTTATTGACCGCGCGGGTTTCAATCGCGTCGCTCAACAGGTCACAGCGGTACGCGAAATCAGCCGCGATGCGGCCATCGACACCGAGAAGCGAAGGATTTTCCTGAACCACGGTGGCAACCTGGTCCAGCATCGAAGTAAGGCGGCGTGCGCCCTTACGAGTAAGCATGATCCACTCCGAAGTGAAAAGAGGCGTCACCGCCGTTAGTAAGAATCCCTTATAAAGTACCTACCGCTATTTTCAATATAGCGGCTTGCAACACGACTTGATTGGGCACGGGCTTCGCGTCTTAGTTTCGTGCCCATGCTGACGTTCTTATTGAATGACTTTGCTTTACCCCACAAAGCGGCCATGAGTTTGTTGAACCGCTCCATCGCGTCCCGAACACTTTGAAGGTTCTTCCCATCGTCAAACCACTTCTTCTTGGACGTGATCTTGCCCAAGTCGTCGTGCAACTCGATTTTGGCTTGATCTAGTTCGGGATTGAAACTAGAGCCTTCCAACTCGCTGAATCTAAACTGCCCGACCAAGGCATTAATAACCTCGTCACGAATGAACTTGCGAGCCGCAGGTGCGGAGTAAGACTCAAAGGCTGAAGTGGCAATGCCTTTCAGCGGGTCTTTCTCAGGCAGAAACTCGGCTAGTTCTTCGTCGGTGAGGTTTGAGTAGGCGGCGGCGGCTTTTGAAGTGAGGTTCTGCAACTTCTGTGCGTCCGTCTTGCCGACGTCGCTTGAGGTATCGAGAAAGTCTTGCGCCAAGCCCATGCGGTGCGCCGCACGGATGGCGTTTGCTACATAGGGGGAAACACCCTCAACCTTAACGTCCGGAGACGTTTGGGTGATCTGGTAAATCTTGATCGCATTGTACGCCGCAGAAGCCTTGGCGTGAGCGACGCTGCCTTCAGGCAACGAGGTGATTTTAGCATAGAGACTATCCGCATGGCCCTTGGCTTCTTCTGCGGGCATCTTACTCTTGACGAGTTCGCGGTACGTCGACTTAGCGAACTTATCGTCCTCGCGGGCTTGCTCTTCAGGACTCCCAATGCTCGGGGACGTATCACTAGGTATCGAGAATCGAGACATTGGATTGAATACGGGCTTCGACTTGGGCTTCGACTCAGGCTTCGACTCAGGCTTTGATTCAGGCGCAGGGGTCGATTCAGGCGCAGGGGTCGATTCAGGTGCCGGTGCAGGCTCGGGTTCAGACTTGCCGATGTTGCGGATAGACTCGATAGACTTCTTCATCTCGGCCTCTGCTTTATCCGCAGCGGCAACCGCAGCCTTCGGTTCTAGTTTGGCCGCTTCCGCGAGTTTTTTCGAAGCCGCGTAGTAATCGTCGAAATGCTTTTTGACCCCATCACTTAGTTCGGGATGCTCGGCCAATAGTGCTTTGCGAGCCTCTTCAATCTTCTTAGACTTGCCCGATGCGAAAGAATCAGCCAACGCCCCTAACAGATCTTTCTGGGATTCCACCCACTTCTGATATTCTTTCTCGTAGACTTCGTATTCCTTTTCTTCGTCCCGATTCGTCTTACTAGCGAGGGTATTCAAAAGCACGTCACGGCCCGTGACAGGGTTCTTGACCTTCTTCGTGCCGTACTGTTTGAGGAACTTGACTCTGTTGTCTTCTTCCTCTGACTTCTTGCCCTTTTGCCTAGCAACCCTAACGGCCAAATGCCTTGTGACGATCCTCTTGATAAGAGAGGCGTCCTTATAGTTCTTAGACCGATCCTTCTTGTCCTGCTTCTCGTCGGAATCGCCGTCACCGCGCGTATCCCGATCCTCGACGTCTCTGCGGCGCAGGTCTTGACGAGGGGGCTTGAACTTCGTGTCCTTTTGAATCAGCCGCTTGTCCTCGCGCTCTTCTTTTTCGGACTCTTCCAGCGTCGCGGTCTTGA